AATTGCATTCTCAAGAGTTCCATCTTCATGTACTATTTTTACATAGTGTTGAGCAGTTCTTACTAACTCATTACCATTTTCTAATAGTTCCATACCCGTCTCTTTATCTCTTTGAGCTTTTTTTACTTCGTCTGATGATCCAGATAATTCTCCTACAAAACCACCACCTTGTGTACGAGGTACAAACTCTAAAAGTTTTTGTTGAAAGTATGTTGGTATAACAAGTATACCTTCATCTGCACTCCAAAACTTTTTTGTTACAGTGTTAAAAATATCTCCTTGTCCTGCACCTTTTATAAAAGCAGAATCCGTTTTTTTAATTTGTGGACTCATAGCTTGTATTACTCTTATAAATGGTATTTGAACATCTGAAGACGATACTTCTTCAAAACCACCCCCAGAGTCTTTTGCCATTTCCTCTAGGATACTCACTTCTTTATTGTTAGCTTTACTCATCTTTACCTCCTTTAATTTTAGCGACTTGACCAACATGTGCTTTAAATAATTCTAAATCTATTTTTTGATTATTCTCAACACGTTCACGAACCAATTTCTTTAATGTAGATGGTTCTACCCACACACGTGCAGTAGTATCCATACCTTTATCATCAAGTTCAGATTGTACTGATCGTGCCATATTGTCTTCATTAATTCCAAAATTAACCATTACTTGGTTCTTAATGAAATCAGAAGCACCTATATCACGAAGATGTGACATAGCTTGTTCCCTTTGAATAGGATCTTTAGGCATCGTTGCACTTACAAAAGTAGAAAGTGAAACGGCATTACCATTTACTTCAACTTTATCCATACCCATTTCTCCCATTTTTGCAGGAATTAAATCAAACATATAAGATTGCTTTTTCTGTTTAAGAGTTTTTAACTCTTCTTCTAAAACATCTATCTGCTTGTTTAGGTTTGTGGCTTGGCGAATCAAATCACTTAGATCTTTACCACCTTCGGTAGATAAGTCTTTAAATTTGTCTGCATCTGCTTCTACCTCTTTCCATATTTCGTTATTCATAATAACATACCTCCTTGTCAGGTTTATTGTTGATAATCTCCAATGCCTCCACGAAAGGAAAGTTTGACGGGATAGTACATTTTTTCTATTCTATCCCACTTCAAAACAGTAACCTTTCCGTCATTGATATCACTGGCAACAGTAACGGCAACTCCAATCAGTGCAGGATCTCCAATTAATAATAAGAAGTCTTTATCAGAAAAGTTTTTAAGTTTTCTCTTAAATAAACTTATTATTCGCCCTGGACTTAGATGTAGTTGTTCTGATGGATTTGCTAATGGTAAAAGTTCACCGTACTTAGTAGCAGATAAAATATCTACTCTTGGATTTTCTTGTACCACGTATACTATTGACATAATGTATCCTTTCTGCTCTTAAACTATGGTCTACAATTAAGTAGACCACAATCATTGGAGTCACACGTAAAATTACGTATACATAAAACTATTCTATAAAATAAATAATGTCAACACTTGACTGTGATATTCCATAATGTACTATGATGGTATATTATGTACAAATTTAAGACACAACCTTTTAAGCATCAAGAAGATGTATTAAAAATATCTTGGAACCAATCTGTATGGGCATACTTTATGGAGATGGGTACAGGTAAATCTAAAGTGTGTATTGATAATGTAGGTATTTTATTTGAGAAAAATGAGATAGATACTTTTGTAGTTATTGCTCCAAAAGGAGTTTACAGAAACTGGTCTAATATAGAGATACCTGTGCATTTACCAGATCATATAGAAAAAGAAATTTGTGTATGGCGGCCCTCGCCAAATAAAAAAGAAAAAGAATTATTATTATCTTTATTAAAAGAAAAAGTTCCGGGCGTTCTAAGAATTTTTGTAATGAATGTAGAAGCTTTGTCCACTGCCAAGGGAACATCGTACTTAGCCGCTTTATTAAAAAAATCGGTAACATTATTAGCTATTGACGAATCGACTGCTATAAAAAACCCTAAAGCAAAAAGAACAAAGACGATTATAAAGATAAGTCGTGGAGCAAAATATAAGCGAATCTTAACGGGTTCTCCTGTTACACAATCACCATTAGATTTATGGGCGCAGTGTAATTTTTTAAGTCCTACCTTATTAGGAGAAACGGGAGATAACTTTTTTCAATACCAATATCGTTTTGCTATTATGAAAAAAACAACGGTTGGTGCTAACTCATTTAATATGGTAGTAGGTTATAAAAACTTAGATAAATTAAATGAATTACTTAAAAACTTTTCTTCTCGTATTATGAAAGAAGAGTGCCTGGACTTGCCTGATAAAGTTTATATTACAAGATCTGTTCAGTTAACTGAGGACCAGGAAAGAATATATTCAGAAATAAAAAACTTTGCTTTAGCTCAAATTAATGATGAAGAGTTTATGACTGCTCCAAATATTATGACGCAGTTAGTTCGCCTACAACAAGTGTTATCGGGTCATACAAAAACAGATGAAGGAAATACTATAGAGATTAAAGATAATCGTTTGCCAGAACTTATTAATTGTATAGAAGATATGTCGGGTAAAGTAATTATATGGTCAAGATTTCGTTATGATATAAAAAGAATTTACGACACACTTACTAAAACTTACGGTTCCAGGTCCACGGTTACTTACTATGGTGACACTTCTGATGAAGATAGAAAACAAGCAATAGAACATTTTCAAAATGGAGATGCTAGGTTTTTTATTGGAAACCCTCAAACAGGTGGACATGGGATAACATTAACGGCGGCTAACAACGTTGTTTATTTTGCGAATAGTTTTGACTTAGCTCTTCGCATGCAGTCAGAAGATCGTTGCCACCGTATAGGTCAAAAGAAGAAAGTTACCTATGTAGATTTAATTGCAGAAAAAACAATTGATGAAAAGATTGTTAAAGCATTGGTAAACAAAAGAAAGATCGCTAGTTTAGTTATGGGCGATGAATTAAAACAATGGCTAACATAAAAGGAGAAAAATATGCCAGATATAACAAAGTATAAAAGTGTAGCAGTATCAATTGATACATGGAAAAAATTAAAAAGGTTGGAGAAAAAAACGCATCGTTCTCCTGCAAAACAAATATCTTTTTTAGTTGAGATTGCAAGTACTGTTCCTTCAGAAAAAGATTTAATAAAAAGTAAAATAGGAGAAAGTAATGAGTGAACAAAAAGCGCAAGAGTTTTATTTAGAGTTGTCTGAAATGTTTGATGACAATAAATGTTTAGAACATGAAAAAATTATAGCTTTAATTCGGGTGGCTCTAGAAAAAGGAGGACAAGGAGAAATGGGTGTCTTTAAAGTATGTGATGTTTTAGCAAAAGTTAGAAGCACTACGTTAAAAATGATAGCAGGTAAAAAAGCTAGTTTTGATACAATACTAGAAGACTTTGCTCCTGAAAAAAGTAATAAAACTTTACATTAGATAATGTAGATGGTATTTAATGCTTATGGTAAATACACACTGTAAGTCGGTATTACGATCTCATTGGGCAGACATTTTGTGTGAATTAAGAAAAAAAACTAAAATGTCTCGGGAAGAATTATCTTTTGAATCAGGTGTCGGTGTTAGCACCATAGAAAACTATGAGCGAATGAAAATATCAGAACCATCTATTTATAAAATGGAATTACTTCTCCGGGCTATGGGTTATGAGCTTGATGCCATCTTTATAGATAATAACTCTTCAAATTAACTTATCTCTTTTTTTTCTTTTTTATCTTTAATTGAACTTTATATACAATGTCTGGTGGCGCCATAAAATAATTAAAACCACTATGCTCAAATATCATAATGGTTTTTTGCTTACTTAGTCCCCACTTAAAAGGTTTTGCGTTATCTTGAATAAGAAGTTTAAAAAAATTATAATCTTTTGGATTATCTTTTTCAGAAAAATACCAGATGTTTTCTACATCTAAAACCATAGCATAAGGATTTGACTTGTGATCAATTGTCCACTTTATGTGTTTGTCAAACTCTACTATCTTTTTTAGATCCATTCTCTGCCTCAATAATTGCTAAACCTATTTTTTCGATGATCTGAGGGACGACCGTGTTTCCCAAGGCACGGAGTCTAGGTACCCGATTGGGTACCCCATAAGCCACTCGACCCACGTTGGGTTCAGAGTCCCACCAACTGCTCCTGCCAATTTTCCTTTTTTCTTTGCTTTTTCGTAATTCGTGTTCTGTCCTCGATCCTTGTAATCCCTTGCCGTTGGTGTCGGAAACATTTGCACCGTGTCTGCTAGACTTAGACTGTGTGTGTTCTTGCCGTCCTTGGATATTCGTCTTCCCGTTTTTGTTAACTCTATGTTTTTGTGTTCTGTTTCTTGAGTCGTCGGTGTCGGAAACATCCATTCTTTCATTCTGGGTGGACGAAGGGTTGTCCCGTTCATCATTTTTCTTGCTTCTTCCTCGGTCAACTGACCCTGCTCCACTTTTCTTCTCATTATCATTGTCATTCCCTCGGACGCATGACCGTATCCTTTTGTCGTCGGGGTTGGCCACATCTCCTGATGCACTACTTGTTCCCTCAGATTCCCAGAGCGAGATCTGTTTTTTCTGTTCTTTTGATTGGTAGAACATTTCTCTTTCTCTCTCGGAGGCAAATGATCCATCGTGTTCGGTGTCGCCCAAGTGTCCGATGATCCAGAGCCTTTGCCTTTGGTGGGGGGCGCCGACCGATGAAGCTTGAATATTAAACGTCCTTGTGGAGTAGCCTTCACTCTCCAAGTCATGTAATACTTCGTCCAAGCCCAATTTGACGAGTCCATTAACGTTTTCTCCAATAACCCAAGTGGGTCGGTGCTCTTTGATAAGTCTAAACATTTCTGGCCAGAGGTGTCTAGGATCGTCTTTCGCTCTGTGATCTCCTGTGACTGAACAGGGTTGGCAGGGGAATCCTCCACAAATAACATCGGGAGTTGTTCGGGTTGTTTCTTTTGTGACATTTTTTATATCTCCTAATATCGGGACTTCGGGAAAATGATGTTTCAATACTGCCTGACAATACTCATCATTCTCCACAAAAGCTATGGTTTCAAAATGACCTGTTGATTCTAGTCCAAGTGAAAATCCACCTATACCAGAAAAAAGATCTAAAACTTTTAGTTTTTTTATCATCTTTTATGTTCCATACATGGGAAAGTTATATTTTTTTCTTATTCTACTTGCAGTCTTTGAACTCATAAACTGTTCGCCCTTTAATATCTGCAATACAAACGTATAAGATAAATCCACTTCCCAAGTAAGTTGTGTAATAGTTAATCCTTTGTCTTTAGCTATCTGATACAACATCTTACTATGGGGGGTCGGGACATTCTTATAGTCATCTAAGTTTACTGCTTTTTTACCCATTTTTAATTCTGTCCAATGCTTTTATTAAACTACTTTTAGAAATAAACTCGTCGTGCATAATGTGTCTTTCTAAAATATCAATCGCATTAGACCAAGTAATTAATTCGGGTTTTTGTTCTTCGGGTTTTTGTTCTGCTTTATTATTCATAATTTCCTCCTATATAATTATCAAATTCTTCTTTTTTAAACTTTCGCGGCACATCGTGAATTCGCCAATCTACACCTTGCCACCCTAAAGATTGTTCTACACCTTGTAAAAATGCTTTTCTTTCTTCTAATGTTTTAAAACTGTAGACGGCTAAATCTGTTTCAGGACCGGGATTCTCTCCCCATAAAATAGTTACATGAAACTTACTCATTTATTTCTCCTATTTTTCATTGGACGATATTCCAGATCTTCCATTGTATTTAACATATTAACTAGATCCTCTAATGCTTTTTGTCCTCTCTTGGTTAATAGTTCGTGATCTTTAAAAACTTTTAAAATAAGATTTTTTAATTGATCTACTTCATACATCTCAAAATAATTTCCTAAATTTTTATGATCCTCTGTTAAAGCTTTTTTTTGATATCCTATGAAAGCCATTGTTTTCTCCTTTCTCTAAAAATAGTTTTTTATAACACTTATGACAATAATATTTTTCATGCTCTAAAACATCTGCTTTAAAAACACAGATACTGCATTTATGTACAGATGTTTTCCAAGCATCATCAAAAAGTCCCATAATACTTCTCCCTAAAATACTCCTGCAAATTCATTTGCTTCACCTACATAATTACCAGAAATATGTAAATCGGGAAACATTTGTTTTAACTTATCAATTACGGGAACGGGTGGCGACCAAGCAGTATTAAAAGTTATAGATATAAATTCATAATATTCTTTATCTATATCAATGGTACAATGACAACTGTTCCACTTGGTGTCCCAATTTTCAATACACCAATCATACCAATTCGGGATACCTTTCTTTTCACATCTTTTTCTATCCTCATCAGAAAGATTTCCCCTAAACATATTCTTCGGGGGTGGTACTATCTTTTCAAAATCAAGTATCTGTCTTTTTGTACCATCGTCATACTTTTCTATTTTCGTGACCTTTTTTAAAAAGTCATCAACACTTTTTCTCCTTTCTTTTGTATCTTCTGACACATTATGAAATTGTATTTCTAATTCGTTTCTAGTCCAATTTGGCATTACTTTCTCCTTTTTTAATTAAGTTCCAATATTTATATTCTATATCTTTTAGTCTAAGACACTCTGTTTCAAGATCATCAATACTATTTCCCCCTAACCCTTCATCGGGATTAGTGGTATGTCTTTTGAAATCTGAAATTCTATCCGTGCCATTATCTCCTAATACTGCCTCAAATATTCTCTCAAGACCTTCCTCTAACATTTGTTCATACTTCATTTTAAGTTCTCCTTTCCTCTTGTTATTTCATAATCTGAATTACTTAAATCATTTCCGTGATAAGTCACAAGTGCAATTTTTCCATCATCTAATGGTATTTTAGATGTTATATCCTCATACTGCTTATAATCAGAAAGTGATGTTGCCTCTGTTTCATTTATCACAAAAAATATTTCATCTTGGTCAAGTTTCCTATCACACTCTATAGTGTATCTATCAGTACTTCTCGACCAATCCTCAAATCCATATTCATACTTCATTTTTAATCTCCTAAATTATTTTCTTGTTTAAGTCTTTTTACCTGCTCGGTTGTTAAACCATATTCAGATATCGGGTCTACTTCAAATCTATTACAACTAGAAGTAAATGGGTCGGTGATAAAAAAACCTTCCCACTCAAACCCTAATTGTTTATGTTTTCCACTACCTATGTAATTTAGTTCAGGCATTTTCGTCCTCCTCATTTTTATAAACAATTCCAACACTCTCAAAAATAACTTCAACCTCATCAAGTAATTGATTAAAGTGTTCTTGACCTTCTTCGGTGTAACTATGTTCAGTTTTTATTTGTGCATATTTATCACCTAATCGTTCTTGCAATAATTTATCTGCAAGTTCGCAAGTGACCTCTATAAAGTCACTTGCGCTCATGTAATATTTTTTACTCATTTAAATACCCCACTCCATATATTTTTTTATAATAAGAATAAAATTCGCCCTCTAACTTTGGGGCAAGTCTTCTATATTCTTTCTCACTAACAAAAAAGTCTTCTCTTACATTTTTATAATCGTGAATAAAATCTTCAAAAGTTTCTTTCGCATAATAAGAATTATTCTTTTTTGCTCTTTCATATAGTTGTTTTAAATTCATGCAACACCTCTGTCCCACATAGACATATAAGATATTAAAAAATCCCTTTGCTTTTTAGTAAAAGAAATCGGTTTCTCGTGATTGCCATATAATAGATCATCGGCAGATTTATAAGGCAAATTGTTAAACTTGCAAAAATCTTGCAAAATATTGGACATATCACAAATGAAGTTTCTCTCCATTGTCATTCTCTTTTCATCAACAGAGTCGGGATAAAACTTTCTTAATACTTTCATTAAATGTATAAAACTATCAGTATAATATGAAAAATGGTCATCTCCCTCTATAAGTTCTGCGTGATTTTTCAAATCTTCTTTAGTTACAGTTACACTATCTTTTCTCATTGATAATGAATAAATTCCCAAACCTAATTTTTCTTGCTCTTCATTTTTTTTAGTAGGATCTTCTAAATACCATAACTGCATTTCATAATCTTCTTTTTCATCTATATAGTTGTAACCGATACTAGTAGTTATAACATCGTTGCTATAACTACTATCAGTCCATCTATCAAAATATTTTTTCATCATAGATTTACTAATCATTATTTTTGCTCCTTATCTTTTTGAATGAATAAAAAACCACCACCATTGCCTTCTTGGTCGCAACTCACATCAACTTGCCATTTGTTACCTTGTTTATCTTCGGTAACAAAAATCGGAAATGGATTTAGTGCGTGTTCACTTTCTGGAAAGTGAAACTCCTTAATCGTATGACCTAATAATTGACTGTAATGTTTAGTCGCATATTTTTTATCTTCATTGTTAAAATTACTCATTGATTACTCTCCCTTTTCTATCTGTTAAAGTAAGTTTTCCGTCCATGCCTACTGTAGTAACTTCTGTCTTTGTAGGTTTGTTTCCGAAATATCTTGTCGCATCTACATAATCAATTCTGTACTTTTTACCATTAGAACTTTCAATTACATATTTGTTACTTCTCGCTTTAGTAAGATATGAATGTAATTTAATTGTTCCTAATCTATGGTGGTCATACTTTTTTGTAAGATCTAGATTATCGCTTTTTGCATACAATTCTAAAATCTGTTCATCTTTAGATTTTTGACCATTGACTACAAACTCAACCTTGAAAGATCCTTCACTGACCTCTGCCCTTGAACCACTGTATCTAACAGTA